CTCGATGCGGCTTTTGACGTTTGCGAAAATTACGTCGGCTACCCTATCCGGCTGACCAACGTTCAATTTACGTCCTACACTTGGATTAACGCCGACCTTGATTTCCCCGGGCGGTTTGTCAGCTTGGATTCCATCAAATACTACGCGGAAAACACCAACACTCTGACCACCTTCGCCAGCTCCAACTACGCAAGCAAGGCGCATGAGACTGGGCTTGTGTTGCGATGGAACGACGAAACGACACTACCCAATACCTACGAAGACCGCATCGACGGCGTGCAGTATAACACGCAAATCGGCTGGATTCCCGGCACACTACCCGGCGCAATCCGTGCAGCTGTGCTGCTGAACCTGACCGACCTGTACGAAGAGCGAAAAAACATCACCGCCGGCACCCTCGGAACCCTTTCGCGCGGTTCGGACTTCCTGTTGAACCCTTATAAATTGCAGCGCTTCGTATGAACCCCGGACGGATGGACAGGCAGCTTACATTGCAGCGATTCACAACCGCACAGAACGCAATCGGCGAAGGAGTCAAGACATGGACGACTTACGCCGACCGGGTGCCGACCTCAATCAAGCCTGAACGCGCCAGCGAACGTGTAAACGGCGACAAGCTTGAGGCTGAGAATAAAACTACCTTCATCATACGCTGGATATCCGGCGTAAATGCCGCCGACCGCCTGCAATACGAGGGCGTAATTTATGACATTCAAAACGTCCGCGAGGTAAACCGCCGGGCATACTTAGAACTTGACGCACGGAGGCAGGTATGATTGATTTTAAAATTGAGGGTGTCGGGCTAATTGTCGAAAACCTGCGCAAGATCAAAGACCGCGCCGCCGATAAGGTAGTGGGCCGAATTGTGCGACAGGAATCAAAAGTTATTGTTGCATCGGCCCGCGCCCGTGTGCCGGTAGATTCCGGCTTGCTGCGTTCACAAATCGGATTTATCCGAAAAAACGATGCACGCTTTCCAACTACTGCGCTGATTGGGGTAAATTACCAAGGCACTGGCAAAAAGCGCGGCACGTCCGCATATTACGCGCACATCGTGGAGTATAGCGGCAAATCCATCCGTCGCACTGCCCGGCCATTTATGGCCCCCGCATTTGAGATGCACCGCGCCCGCGTATCTCAGAATATAATTAAGAGGGTGCGCGAAAAGTTAAACATTCAAGACAAAAAATAAAACACTATGGCAATAACAGGAATTGTAAATGGTACCCTTATTGGGCTTTACAAGGTGACAGGCAGCCCTGCCACCTTTACCAAAATTGCAAACGGCCGCGCAGCTGGCGCAGACCTCAGCATTGACATGATTGAAATCACCACCAAGGACTCAAGCGGCTTCAAAGAATACGTTGCCGGCGAAAAAGGTGGCACGTTTCAATTTGAAGGCTTATTTGAATACGAAACCTCGGTATCGTCTCAGGGTCTCAGCTTTGATGACCTCGTTACCGATGCCCTCGCAGGTACGGCGTTCACCATTCGCTGGTCTTCGCAGTCAAACGGCGACGATTACCTGGAAAGCTCGGTGCTTATCAGCAGCGTATCGGCAAGCGCCCCGCAGAACGAAAGCGCGACCTTCAGCTGCACGATGCAGATGACCGGCACAATCACTCTCGGAAACGTAGCTTAATCCGAACCCATGACGCAGCTGACTATCGCAAACCAAACCTATCCTATCGCCTACCCTGTGGCGGCGCTTACGCGCATCCTGCGCACGATGAAAATCGACGCGACGCAGTTAAGCGAAAAGGCCAGCAGCACAACCCTTGCCGACATGGTGGAATTCACAGCCACCGTAGCCTGGTCGGGCCTTGTGTCTGGCGCGGTCAAGTCCGGCAAGCCGAAACCGTTCGGCGATCCGGACGAATTACTGGAAGCCATTGAAAGCCTGGAACAACTGGCACCCAGCCTGACCGCATTCAGCGAAGCATGGGCCAAGTTCACCGGAGCCGACGAAGCCAAAGAGCAGCCAGCCGACCCGGCAGAAAGCGAGGCCATCCCATCGGGGGAGCCGTTGCCGCCGGCGGTTTGACCGCGTGGGACATCGAGCGCATAGCGTTTGGTGAATTAAACCTACGCCCGGCGGACATGGAGCAAGCCGACCCGCAATGGTTCAGGCTTGCGTGGGACGGCAAGCGCAAGGCAACTGAGAGGGAGCAGCGCGACGCATGGAATAGAACCCGATGGCTGGCAGCAGCACTGTGGAACATCCACGCGAAAAACCCTGTCAAGCCTACCGACCTGCTGGAATGGCCGGAAGAAAGGCGGCACCGAATGAATGAACTTAAAAGCATACAGGAAACGCTTAACAACGACAAGCGATTTCCAAAACAGATAAAACCGAAACCGAGCAATGAACAAAGCAGTTAAAGCTATTCACTACCTGATGGCGAACACGGCCGGAATAACAGCTGAAATACCCGCCAATAAAGTATTCCCTGTCCGCGCCCCGCAATCCACGCAATACCCCTATGTTGCCCACCAGTTGCTGAGCAATCGCCCGGAGCCGCAAAAGGACGGCGCATCAAATTTCGACTTCGCGCAAATTCAGCTGTCCATCTACGCGGAAACCATGACCGAGGCGCAGGACATTGCAGAGGCTATTCGTACAGGGCTTGACAAGCGGCAAGGCACATTTGACGGCGTATCGGTGGCCAATATTGAATACTTGGGCGAAACACACCTACCAGAAGACGGCGCGGGTAACGATCAGATTTATTTGATTCAAACCGAATTTGAAGTAAATTACCATCGTTAAGCGAGCATGGCAGAACGCGGCGGAGTAGATAGTCTGAATATTGTAATCGGCGCGAATACCGACGCGCTGAAGAAAGGTCTTGACGATGCTGTCAAGGCGTTTCAAGGCACGTCCCAAAGCCTGGAGAAACAAGCCGCTAAGGCGCAGAAATCTATGGAGCGCCTACTCAAGGGCGCATCCGACCCCGGCGCAAACCTGAAGCAGCAGAACCGCAACCTTACGAACCTCGCCGGTGCGTATATGCAAATGGGGGAGGCTGGCAGCGCAGGATTTAAGCAGGTCACTGAACAGGCCATCGCAGCCCGCCGTAAAATGGAAGATGTCCAGGACGCTATCATGGCGGCTGACATGGAGGGCCGGGCAAAACTTGCCGCGATGGGATTTGCGCAAGCTACTCAGGCCATTGCTGGCGTGCAGGGCGCGATGCACCTGTTAGGCGTGGATACGAAAACAGCCGCCGAAGCTACCGCTACATTGCAGAGCCTGATGGCTATTAGCTCAGGGATTGAAGGCATAGTTGCATTGGAGGGCACAATATCAGCGCTTGCCACAAAGCTACCCATCGTCAACAGCCTGATGAAGACCTTTCAGATGTTAATGCGCCCCGGGCCGCTGCTGCTTATCGGCGCGGCGGCTGCTGCACTATACACTATTTTTTCTAATATGCCCGCAAAAATTGCGCGGGTAAATTATGAACAAAAGGCGCTGGCTGGCCTTTCTGAAAGCATTAGCGGTTCAGTTAAAGAAGAATACAAGCAATTCGAGCTGCTTACATCAATACTGCGAAGCAATGCGGCTACGACCGAGCAGAAAACGGTCGCATTAAAAAAATTGCAGGAAATGTACCCTGCGCATTTTGGAAGTCTTGATATTGAGCGTTCTAAAAATGAAGACATAACTAAGGCCATAAATGACGCTACCGAAGCTGTAAAGAAAAAAGCAATGGCCGACGCTATACAGCAGCGGCAAACAGCGCTTGCCGATAAAATGATTGGAAAACGCATCGAGCTTGAGCGGAAGCAGTTGCAGTTTCAAAAATTCGACGCAAGTAAAGGTGAGGTAGCATGGCAACAGCTTCGCAGCGAAATCGCCACAATTCAGGGCGAGATGATGAGCATCGACAAAGAGAAGGAAGAGCTTATCAAGATAGCGAATGAAGTCGGAGCCAATTTTACGAAAAGTCTTGCTGAAGGAATTAAAACCGGCGGCGGCGCTGGCTCAAAAGCGCCTGTAAAAAAAGCAGTCGAAGAAATCCAGCTACAGATATTGGATGCCATGCGCACAATGAACAGCGGCGCAGTGAGCAATGTAGGCGGAGCGCCTACAGTTTCAATTCCGCTAAACGTGAATTTTAAAACAGGCGACTTGACAAACAAGGTAGGCCATTTAATTCAGGACATAAATTCAGCCCTCGACAGCGGCATAAAGAACATGGCTGTTAACATGGCCGGCGCACTCGGCGACCTCGCAATGAATATAGTCGCAGGGGCCGAAGACCCCCTTGCAAAATTTGGCGATGCGCTGCTGAGTACCCTTGCCGGATTTATGCAGACGCTGGGACAGGCTATGATCAGCGCGGGCCTTGCCTCGCAGACGTTTCAAAAAGTATTATTTACACAACCGGGTCTTGCTATTGCAGCAGGTGCCGGCCTTATGGTGGCGGCTGGTGTTGTAAAGGGTATAATGCAGAAAGGTGTTGAGGGTCGCAAGTCACCGTCCGGCGGTGGTAATGGCGAAACGCCCGCCGGCATCCGACCTTTTGCAAACGGCGGAATTATATCCGGCCCTACGCTGGGCCTCATGGGTGAATATCCCGGCGCACGATCTAACCCCGAAGTTGTGGCACCGCTAAACAAACTTAAGGACATGATCGGCGGCGGCGGCAATTTAACGACACGCATAAGCGGACAGGATTTGTTAATCATGCTCGACAGGGCCGAAATAAATAGGGGGAGGGTGAGGTAATGGGCATTAAGTACAGGGCCGAATTTGACGATATAAATGGTGTCCGCTGGAAAGTGGACATCGACGAAGCCAGTTATTCAGGCAGCGTCAATACCTTCACCGTGGCCACGCCTGGCTTTACCGCGACATGGGAGGGCGACGGCTCACGTGTGGGGGAAAATCCCATACGCAGCAGCAAAGCTGTTATCCATTGGCTTGTCCGCAACAGCACCGAGGAAACGTTCCTCGACACTCTGGCTCAGTCATCCGAGCTAAAATACAACGTCCTGATTTACCGCGCCGGTTCGCTGTGGTGGGTCGGCACCGTCTTACCTGACCTGTGCGTATTTGAAAACCGATACTATCCGTTTGCCTTCGACCTTACCGCAGTCGATGGCCTCGGCCGCCTTGCAGATTTCGATTTCGATTACACTACGAATACGGCCAACCCTGACAATATAACCCTCGGCACGATTATAACCGAGGCGCTAAAGCCTACAAAACTTGACACATTTTACAGCGGATCCGACGTGTACTTACGCGCATCTTGCGAATGGGTCGACAGCAATCAGACCACAACCCGCGATGCCTTAGAGTTCACCCGCGCCCGGCGTGTTGCCTTCTTGAAAAACGCAGACAAGGCTGACCATTCAGGGCTATGGGAGCCGATAAGCTGCAAAGACGCGCTCGAAAAAGTATTGCGCTCGATGGGGTGCCGAATCGAGTTCAGCCGTGGCAGTTATCGCATTTATCAGCATCAGAACTACCGCAGCTCAAGCTATACCGAGTTCCACTATTCAAAGACCGGCATAACATCAGCCGGGTATCTGACCAGTCTAAGCATCAGCCCGCGCAGCGGCGCAACCTGGCAAAGCTCAGACCTCGCCCTGACCGCTGGGGCGCAATACACTTATTTCCCTGCCCTTCGCCGGGCGGTTATATCCGCTGAACGCCGCAGGGCTTATGACCTCAGTCAAGCCACATTTGCCACCGGCGTAAAATCTGCGAACCTGACCGGGGTCGGCACAACCCGCCCGGCGCGAATTACTGGCCGCGTGCATATCGAAAGCACAAAAGCGATTTCCCGTCTTAAGATTACGTGGGGGCGTTATAACACAGCCACCAACCTATTTACGCACGTTGTTGTTTTCGATCCGGTGAAGGCAACAAACGGCGCATTCGATACGCCCGGTGCGCTGACATGGCAGTCAATCACCCCGGCAAGTGGCATAAGCGCCTATGCCTTTGGTTACGACATCCCGGCCAACTTCCTTACCGGCGCAGACGGGCGGGTTTCGGTCGATGTGGATATACCCATACCCGGCACGGCGACAGATTTAGGCGACGAAATCCGCATAACCGTAACCGCTGAATACTGGGACTACTCGTATGTTAACGGCAAGCTCGTTTCTGGCACGCTTACCTGGAATCATATTAAATGGCAAGGCTCGCTCGTGCTCGAAGTCATGGCCGATACCACTAATCAGGAATGGGTAGATGCTTCGGAGTGGATCGGAACAAACACGGCACAAGCCGACAATAGCGTCGCGGTAGAATTAGACAACTGCCTCATAGATGGCAGCAGCCAATTTACCGAAGGCGTGGACATTTACACCGCCGCAACCGCATGGCAGGCCGCATCGGCATGGAAACGCTTTGACGGCGACAGCCTGACAGCAGTACCATTGCCGCAACTGCTGGCAAACTACATAGTGGCTCACCATTGGCGACCGGCGCGAATCCTGCGCGGCACGTTTTTTGACCGCCCTGGTTTCATCTTCGACTGCGTCAACAGCCC